CCTTCATCTGATCCATCAGTTGATAATTCATGAAATCTTTAACTCTTTGTGATTGAGCTTCTTTTGCAGGATTGGATACTCCTAGAATCTGAGTTCTAACGGGTCCATCTGCAGGAAGTAATTCTTTGTAAGCAAGTGCTTGAAACTGTGTTACAGCTTCAGCTAAAACTGGGTGAGTAGCACCGGATGCTCCTTGAAAAGGCTCATTTCGATTATCGTATTTAAATCCTAAAAGATCTAAACCTTTAATATAAGATTGTTCCCAATCTTTTCTGGACATTTTATAGTCCGTGTAATTTTGTCTAAGTTGAGTTCCAACGGGATCTAAAACTGTTTCTGGAAGTATATCGGCTAGATTATCAAAGTGCGTGTTTGACTGAGCCTGATTCACGGCACTTGGTTCAAAATTAACTGTAGCACCACCTTCTTCATCAGGTGTTACTTCTACAGGTTGTCTTGGTTGCTGCTCCGTAATGTCAACATCTGTGGGCGCCTGCGCGGGTGGAATTGCAATTTCGTGTCGAACGTTCGGGAGCGATTTATCTATGTCTGCCATTTATACTCCTAATAATCTCTATCATTAATGTATAGTGAACGCAACCCTTGTGACATGGGTCCCGAATCAGGGGCCACGGTTCTGGTTAGACCGCCGTCTGCAAATCCAGCTGCTCGCATCTGTTCTGCTGAAACACTTGGCCCTTCAATAGGATGAACATATTCAGGATATAATAAATCCAATTTACCAGCTCTATCCAATATTTCTTCCATGCTTTCACCATAACCAGTCTGACCTTCCAGCATGGCCAGATGCATTTGTTTTTTTCTATTAGCCCGTTCCATCGCTGCTAGTTTTCTTGAATAATCTAAATCTTTCCGAGATTTTTTTTCATCTTTAAGTGATTCATAAACATCTGTAGATTCTTCAATTATTCTATTATGTCTATCAGCAGCAGGTCCATAAAAAGGATGCTTCATGGTTTTTTGTTCTTCACTTGTAATAGTAAATAAAGGTCTATTCCATCCCATGTCTTTATATGCATCAGGAAGAGCATCCACTTCTTTTTGATAAGCTGTGTCTGCTTCACTTTGCTTTCCAAATACCTGACCTTGCATAAATTCAAGTTGTTTATTTGACATAAAATATTGTTGGTCTAAATCTTCTAACTTCATCCATTTTTGAAATTCACCAAAATCTTCGTCTGTGAATCCTGCTCGTTCGTACACCCCCTTAAAAGTTTTCTCATCCGCCTTTAACCATGATTTAGGCAAAAACCATAAGGTTGTATCCAAAGCTTGAAGTGGAGTTGCACCTTGTCCTAATTCATACACACCAAAAGCTGCATCTATGGTTGCTAAACTTCCGATCCATCCAAAAGGACCTAATTCTCCTTTAGCCCAAGTAGACAATCCTTTTAATGCACCTTTAACCAGACCAGGTTTATTTATAATGAAAGCTGCATCTTTGTTTCTTTTTATAGCTTCAATAAATCTTTGTGGATCTCTTTCAGCAAATGTGGCACCACACACAACTCCCTTACCATTTGATAATTGATCATTACAAATTCTAATTTTATTGTTCTCAAGAATCTTATTTAAAATTTTAGCGGTTCCTTTTTGTCGATTTAATAATCTTCCTTCTGCAGTGGATAAATCTGTTAGCAGTTCTTTTTGAGTCCTAGCTTCACCAACATTTAAACTTACACCTGTTTCTCTGTAACTTTTTCTAATTCCTTTTTGAATATCACTTGGAAGATCAGCAAATCTTTTTTCTCCAAAAACCTGTTCAGGTTTAGCAAACTTACCTGTTTCATAATTGAACTCCCCCATATTAGCAAAATTAATATTGGGATGTTTTTTCTGAGCTGCAGCTAATTTTACATTTTGTTGATCCGTCCATTTTTTAATATTATCTAAATTAGCTTCAGGACCTTTAGCCAATTCTTTTCTAACCTTAACTAAATTTTTAGATAGATTAGCATCATATGATTTTTTAAAAGTTTCATTAATTTTTTTATCTATAGTTTGAGAAAACACAGAGTACACTTGTTGATTATTGGTAAATCCTGTTCTTAAAGATAAAACTTCGTCTATTGCAACTTTACCTCTTTTCTTTCCAAGAATTTTTTGTAATGTTTTATCTATTTCATTATAAAATTGTCGATAATTCTTGGATCCTTTATTTTCAAACAACACATCCATTCTATCTTTAGCATATTGATACGCTGCTTGATCCCATATCGAACCACCATATTTAGAATTAGCTGTTCGTGACATTCCATCCAGAATTTTCTGACCTAACGCTTTATCAACTTTAATTCCTTCTATCTTAATTTCACCTGTCAAAGCTCTTCCTAAGTTTTTAATGGCATTGGGTCCTTGCCAGTTATCAGATCCAAAAACAGAGTTAAGAACTTTTAAAGCACTTTTATCTATTTCTTTTGTGTTTCCAGACCATTTTCTAAGATTGTTCATCAAAACTTTATCATCATAAAAAACTTTGGCAGCGTTAATAGTTGGAGTCCTGATTTTACCTTCTTTAAACTTGGATAAATACTCTTGATTTTTATAATAATTCTTTAATCCTTTAAAAGTTGTTTTGTCGGGCATTTTGAAAAAAGTGGATCCTCCACCTATTTTAATATCCTTTCTAAGTAGTTTAGATTTCTTCCATTTCTTCACACCCTCAATTTCATCTAACCAAGGGGATTCTTTCAGCGAGGTAACCAAAGTTTCAGCAGCTCCTTCTGTTAGAGGTCGGCCTAACATTTCATTTAATTTCCGTGCGCTGACATAACCTCTTTTTAAAAGTTTATTTTCTTCCAATAACATTCTTTGATTGTTTGCGTACTGATCAAAAAACCCTACTTTTTTATAATAAGGCGAAAGTTTCTGAGTTTTTTTTACTACGTCTTTTGCTTTTCTGCTTAAATTTATTCTTCTATAATTTCCTTCAGCCCAATCTTTTTTGTTCCATGTCTTTCCTGTAATCTCTTTATAGAATTTTTTGTGACCCTCTGTAAGATTGTCATATACACTTGGAGTGAATTTACTATATTTACTTTCAGCATACCCCGGCCGTGATCCGTCAACCGTGTTTCGTACTAACTGACCTGCAGATCCACCCTGAGCCGCGTTGAATGGTCTTTCTAAATTTATTCTTTGTAAATACTCTTCATGTGTTTCTTGAGATGGATCAAAACCTTTCAACATCTCGTCTCTCAGTGCACCTGGTTCTAGATCTTCTGCTATAGGAGCCTGAGCCATGTTCCGTGGTTCCTGGGTCGTGATTCTTTCACCCTCGTACATCTCTTTCATTTTTTCTATGTATCTTAATGGATTCATTCGCCTAACATTCCTGCAAGACCGCCGGTTGCCTGTTTCTTTCTTTTCCAGGAATCTTTTAGAGTTTGTATAATTGTTTCTGGACCCATGCCTTTTTGTTGCATGATTAATCCTTCGTCGATTGTTGCCATAACTTCTGCTATTCTTTGCGGATTATCATCCACTAATATTTTATTTAAAAGATTATCATCGATTTTACCTTGATATTTTTTTTTGATCATTTCTCTTTGAGAAAGTCCATGTGGCTGTACTACCTTAGCCTCGACTTCTGCAAATGCCTTTTCAGCGTCGATTCCAAAATACTGGTTCGCGCCTTTGTCAAATTCTCCAGTTTTTCTAAATTTTTCTGATAGCTTGGTAAGATTGTCATGCTGCACTATCCTTTGTTCTTTGGTTAAACCTTTAAAGGGTCCTTCACCACGTCTAATTTGATTGGAAGATTTAATGAATAACTTTTCAACAAATTCCTTAAACAGCTTCCAGTTTCTGGGCTTTACCAGTTCGCCCAAGGCTAACGGAACACGGCCCCCGGATGCGAAATCATCGGCCATATCTGCAGCGGCTTCAGCATCAGCTTCTGCTTTTCCTGATTCCCATTCAGTTCTTTCAGCTTTTTTAGTTGGTTTAGTTTTCGTAACTTTACCTGTAGCAAACTTTTCTACTTCATCGAAGTTAGATCCATGCTCACCGAATTTATTAAAAGTTGATTCTTCAAACTTAACGTTTTCTGGATGTCCTCCAGTAAATTCTGCTTCTTCAACATTAAACTCTGGTTTCGTTTTTTGACCTTTATTTGGTAGCCACTCACCTTTTGGATTTTTAGGATCCATATGCTTTGCTAATATTGGTTCTATTTCTTCAGCCGCTTTATATTCTAATCTAACTGGTTGACCTAGATGACCCGCTGGAAAACCATGTTTACCTGCTCCAATATCAACGACAACATCTCCAGTATCTAAATTCTGTGTTAGTATCACCTCTGTTTTGGATTCAGGGAGCGTGGTCTTATGAACAACCTGCAAATCTTTATATGCATGGGTTTTAGTTACATCATCACCTTCTTTAATAACTTTATTTACAAAAGGCTTGAACCATGGTGGCATTCCTGAAATATCTTTAATTGGAACTTGAGTTAATTCTTTAACAACAGGTTTACCACCTTTAAGTATACTTAATAATCCTGATTTAGCAACTCCTGCCGTTGCAGCTCCTACTCCTATCCATTTTAAAAATGCTCTTCTTGCCTTATCTATTCCACCAAGTTTAAAGCCGGTTCGTCCACCGTCCGCGTATGTCGGTTCACCGAGCAAAGGAGCAAGACCACCGCCTGCTAACCAATGATATTCAGGTGGGTTTTGCCAATATGCACCCATGCCTGCGATACCGCCATATTGAAATGATTCTGGTTTTGGATATTTAGTTAAAACCTCGTCTGTATATCTTTTATAAAAATCTACGTTTAATCCTTCACCAGTAATACTTTCCATTTTTTGACTTGCTTCATCAAGCCAGTCGTTAGGATGATTCGCCCAACTAGTCGATTTTCTCATACCAAATGCACCGGGTTGAACATCTGTATCGTATACTGTATGAAAATCTCCAAATTCTTTCTGAGCTTCATACAACTCATCGTCATATTTCTCTAAGGTTGCTTCATCTAAGCCGCCATCTCGTTTTGTGTTGTCCCATTTATATTTTTTCTTAAAATGTTTTTCTAATTTTGCGTCCATTATATTAGAAAGATCCATGTTGACATTTTTAACGCTTCCATACATTTCTCTAAATTTTTCTGGAGATGTTGTTTGAATATTATCTAAATACTCTTCAACAAATTTAAATTCTTCTTTATTTTTAGCTCCCAGTTTTTTAGCATACGCCATTGCCGGTGCAGCCTTTTCCTTAGCCAAACCAATTCCCCATTCGTCCATATACTCACGAACCAGTCTAATTTCTGGATTGGTAAATTTTCTGCCTCTCATTTTTTGAATAAACTTGACTAACTCATCTCGGTCCATTTGATTTCTCAGTTTTGGAGAAATACCTTTCATTTCATCGACCAAGGACATTAGACCTTGCATGGCTCCTTGAAGTGTCTCTCCCTCAAACTTATCAGGCTTTCCTTTAGCACCTTTTCGTGCAGCTAAAGTTTCTAATTTTTTTCCTTCAACAAGTGTGCCTTCTGGAGTGACAACATTTGATGGTCGATATTTAATTTTTCCACCCACTGTAAAATAATCTTCTAAATTGTTAACAAAATTTACTTTCTCCATTTCATTCATTTGAGAAAGGTATTTAGCGTCATTTTCAAATATATCTAATGCTTGCTGATAAGTTGCTTTTTTTTTATTCAAAGCATCTATTAGTTTTGGTTTAGTAGCTGTCTCTTGAGTTTTAGTAATTAATTGTGAAATTTTGCTAGGATCAATCTTTCCAGCCATTTTGCTGTAATCAATTCCAGCTTTTTTAAGTAGCGCAATAATTCTTGCTGTTATTTCTATTGCTTTTAATGCCATTAGTAATAAATCCGTTTCCTAGGCTGTTTCTTTTCATCCTTATAGTCTTCGGGGTGTTTAATCAAGCCCCCTTGTCTAAAGCGCATCACAGCCATGGTCATAGAATCGACCAGATCGTCATGATCACCGTGCGGGAATGCAGCGCATTCTTCAATAACTTCTTCCGCGAATTTCTGGTCAGGTGCCCATATCATGCCAGATTCAAAAAGCGGAGCGCACGTATTTACTCTAACATGTTTATCATTTCCTTTGCTCGGTGTAAAGTTAGTTACTGGAATATCCATTTGCCTAAGTTCATAAGTGAGCGGAAGGCCTGAAGCTTTCGCTTCAACGACTACAGATTCTGGTTTCCAGTATTTATACTGCTCTAAAGCCTTTCTTCGAAGTTCAGGAAACTCGTATCGTCCCTTGACAGCGTCCAATAGTATAAGATTGGCCCCCGAGTCCTGATCGGGGAAAAATATGCCCCAAGTAGTGATTGCAGAAAAGTCAGCGGTTTCTTTTTTCATAAATGCAGTGTCATAGCTTTGAATTACGTGTTGTAGCGGTGGAATTTTTTCAGAAGTCCATTTTCGCCACCATTCTCGCTTAATTATCGCTCCTTCTTCCGATGTTGGATGCTGCATCCACTGTGCGTTCCATTTTGCAACTGGAAGTGTCGCTTTTACCTTTTCTAGCTCTTCTAAATTCCAATATTCAGGCCAAACTGGTCCGTGGTCCATGATTGCCGGAAATTCGACCACGTCCCACTGATCACCCTT